GATAATGCATGTATTGATGATGCAAGATGGCAGAACTTCCTTGACCTTGCAAGAGATGGTACTCAAAATTACAGATTGGCAGTCACTACAAACAACAGCACCGTCAAAATTACTGGTGCAACTGAGAAAAATATCTATAAGATGATGAATGCAAATGTTAAGACACTTTCAACTAGTTTAACTGATTGGGAACTTGGTTTTCCAGGTTCTGGTGAATATGCTATTGCTTGGGATGATGATGAAGAAACTTATAGTGGTGGGAGTGATTATTCTGGTATTTTATGGAATGATGGAACTACATATACGTCTGGATACGCTTATTATGGAGGATCAGAAACTCCTTCATTCACTTCAACAGCTTATCACTATACAACAGCAAACTGGTGGATTCTCCCTCCAGGAGTTCCAGACTTTTGATAGTATAAATAATAAAAAATAAGCGGGGGAGAGTGAACCCGAATGGCAGTCAATAAGAATTTTGTTGTCAAGAATGGCTTAGAGGTTGCAACAGATGTCATTCTGGCAAATGCTACGTCTAAGAATGTCGGTATTGGTTCTACCCAACCAACTTTCACCTTGGATGTCCGAGGTGGAATTGGTGCTACCGATGTTAAAGTATCGGGTTTCACTACACTTGCTCAAGACCTACAGGTAGGAACATCTGGTAGTGTCTTCTATGTAAGTGACTCCAATAATAACGTTGGTGTTGGAACTTCAGTTCCTAACTCTGCTTATACTTTAGATGTGCGGTCTCCAGTTTCTACTGGTCAGACTGCACTTTATGTTTTTGGTGACATGCGTGTCACTGGTGACATCAACCTTGATGATATCACTCTTGATGATGCAGAGATTCAGAATCTCACGATTACTGATACTCTTCATGTAACTGGATTAACGACATTTGTTGGTTTTACAACCTTTAATGATTATGTTTTCATTCAAGATGGATTGAATGTAACTGGTGCAGGTATTACTGCTGCTGATATTACTGTCAGTGGTGTTGCTACTGTTGGAACATTATTTGCTGCAGCAGGTATTGTAACTGCATCATCAATTGATGTAGCAGGTCTTACAACTACAAAAGATCTTTTAGTCACTGGTGTTACTACATCAACTGACAAAGAGATCTACAACCAGTTTGATATCACTAATAATAGTTCTGGAGCATATGAATTTGCTGCGACTGGTATTGGATTTACCCAAGCAACGGATAATCCTACCCTTTATCTGACGAAAGGTAAGAATTATCGTTTCTCAGTAAATGCCTCTGGACATCCATTCTACATTAAAACTGTCAATTCCACTGGAACTGGCAATGCATATGAAGATGGAGTAACTAATAATGGTGCTGCAGTAGGAATCATTACCTTTAAGGTTCCTTATAATGCACCTGATATCCTTTATTATAACTGCTCAAATCACTCTTCAATGAACGGAGAAATCCGTATTGGGGGAGCAGGTGCTGGTGTTGGTGTTGGTTCTGAGGGAACTTTCATTGGTGCTGGTGCAACAATGATTGACTTTAAATCATCAAATGCTAGCAATACTGTTGACCTCACAGCAGGTATTGCAACTGTAACAGTTACAACCGGGGTTTCACTTGGTCTCGCAATCGCTCTTGGCGGTTAATTCAATAAATACTCATAACACTTAAAGAAAGATGGCAGAAGCATTTTCAAATAAAGTAGTAAGAGCTGCGGGGGTTGTGACCAGTTATTCTGGTAGCACAATCGGTGCAGGTAGCACTACTATTACGGTGACCGCAATCACTGGTATTGGTGTTTCTTTCTTAGTTGACAACCAAAACTTTGTTGCTGGCACAAGAGTACACTCAACTCTCCCAGTCTCTGGTGGTGTGGGTACAGTGTTTACGGACAAAAATTCTACAAACACTGCATCGGCAACTAGTCAGACTGTAAAATTCCTTGGTCCTACTACCGCATATACCTCTGCTGCATCGACAAAGAGTATTATCATCGGTGGAACGTTTGCAAATAATACAAGCAATTCAGTAAATCTTTCAGTTGAGATTTACGACAGCAGTGTTGGAGTTACTTCTACGGGTTCGGTTGCAATCGCAAGTAAGATTCCCATCCCTGCAGGTAGTTCTTTTGTTATCTCAGACACAGGTAAAACTCTTCTGGACGCACAAGATGAACTAAAAGTCTACTGCGATACAACAGATGCAGTTGATGTCAGTCTCAGTATCCTGACAGGAGTTAACTGATGGCAGATAAAAACGGTTATATCGGAAGAGG